AGTTCACGCTGGGTATCTACAATACCTCTCATTGAGTCGGCAGTTAGTGCCAAGTATGCCACTGCACCAGTTGCTGCGATACCCAGTAGTGGGTTGTATATTGTAAGAAGTGCTAGACCTGCTAGAGTAATAATAGGTAATAGCTTTTCAAGTATTCTTAAAAAGTCAACAAAGGTTTTAGTAAGGGCTGCAATGTAGTAGGTTAACTCTGTTGCTCCACCAGTTCCAGTTGCAAGTTCACGGGTTTTTTCATTTAAATACTCAACAACACCCGCCGACTCTAGTATGGTGGCTGCTACCCTTCCTTGCTCCGTTTCCAGTGCTTCAAATGCATCTTTTACTGGACCTTCAACTGACCTTGCTAATTCTACTAATCTAGTTCCCAAGTCTCTTAGGTACTGAACTATTTCTGTTGTAACAAATGCAGCAACAGCCAACTTAAGTGAGTTGAACCCACTTTGTACATTTCTTAATACACCGGATAACTCATCTCGTCCAGTAAGAACTACAGATACTTGATTAGCCATTATTTGCCCTCTGCAAGTTTTTTAATTCTCTTATATTCCATATCAACCTTATGTTGATTCTTTTTGTCTGCCCATTGTTTTGCCTTAGCCAATAGGTGACTCTCTACATAATGTACTCTATCCAATGCAAGTGCATTTCCAATCTTACCATAAAAGGTAAAGAAGATTTGGGCTGGCATTTCGTATACATCCATAATAGTATGTGACGGATACGCCTTAAGAAACTCTATGATTAACTGTACTACGCATCGTTCTTCATTTTCTTCTTCGGCATATGCCGGTTTATGAATACGAGAGGCAAGTTCGTAATCGCTTAGGCTTTCTTCCCTTTCTTCTGTGTGTCCTTCGGCAGTTGCTCCTGTATTGACAAAAAAAGCTCTCTTTGCACCTCTATAATGGCTTGTACTGGTAGCTCTAACAACTCATCGGCTGGGTATCCAACAGCAGTAAACAATGCATGTACAGGTCCTAGTTCATCTTCACCTGCGTCATTGTACAGCTTTTGAATACTCATCAACTCCTTCATTGTTAGTGGCTTTGCAGTGTACTCTTTACCATTAATAGTAATCTGGTGAGTCTTAATGCTCTTTGCGAATTCATCAAGGTTTAACATATTGTTCTCTTTGCTTTAGGTTATTGATTAATCAAAGTAAATGTAGATATCGTCGTTACCAGCACCTGTAGTTGTTACTAGTGCGATTTCTAGGTCTAGTGTTGCCACCGAACCATCTTCACCACGGGTAACACCAGTAATCTGGCCCTTTCCACCGATTTTGTAACGGTTATATTGAACCGAACCGATTTGAACACTCCAATCTACGATATCTTTGTCCTTCATCTGTTGATGAGGGTTAAACTGGGTGTTAAAGTCTGGACTTTCAATGGTTAGTGTCATTGTAGGTGCTCTACGACCAACTGCGAACCCTGCACTACCTGATACAGCGTTTAGGTCCTGACGATTCGTCATCTCACGGTTTAGTGCGATTGAGAACGAACGAACCTTGAGGTCTGTAATACCATCCCATACAAAGTTGATGTCACTAGTCTTTGGAGGTAGTGTATCGTTGTAGGTAATGGTTGGTAGAGCTTCATCAGTTGGAATTGAGGGTAGACCCATGAAGCTAAAGTTAGCAGTTGCAGGTGCACCAGCGTTTGTAGTGATTTCAAAGTTGGTGAACGAACCTGATACCTGATAACTTTCCTGTCTTGAGAATACCTTGAATGCTGCTGACTTGGCACATGCATCAACTGGGTCTGGAGTGAACAACCAACCCGAAGCTGAAATTGATGATGTAAATCCTGCTGCCTGTAGTAGAGTATCAACATTAGGTACTAACGATGATGTGCTGTATGCCGAACCTAGTCCCCTTAGCTCAGTAACAATACTACCTTCGCAGGTTTCACCAGTTGGTGATGCAAAGGCTTGTTGACCAGCAGTACCGGGAGGGGTTGGTCTTGCACCATCGTAAGAATAAACAATGTTCATTACAGGTGGTTCTGTAGCTTGAACACCGTCAGTTGATGTTGATAGTGATGCTCCGGCATTATATGATGCTTCTGTCTTAGCTAATACGCCGAAGCCAATAATAGTTTTGTAATTGCAAGTGCTCATTTGGTTTTAACCTCTGTGATTATGGTTGAATATCCCTTGTTCTAAACCTGATTATAAGTCCACCCGGAATTAATACATCTTCGGGGCCACTTGTGTTTGGTAATACTTCCATGCCAGTTGATGCTATAATCTGTATACCATCAAGTTCTCTGTCTGCACAGTTATCATTTGATAAGAATCTTTTCATGCATTTTTGTATTGCTCTCATGGTTGCCCACATTTCTGTATTGCCAGTTGAGATGTCTACGTTTCTACCCATGTATGATATGGCTATTGCCATGTCTATTCCATCACGATAAAAGGTATCAACCTCACCAACTAACTGTAGTGGCTCATTTAGAACAACGGAGAGTGATGGGTATGGTTTTGATGGATTGCCCATAGCCACCTCATCATTATCTACCTCTGTGCCAATGGATTTAATCAAAGGCGTTGATGATGCAGTTAAGAAGACGTTAACACCATAGCTACTATCTTCTAGTGCATCCTTTACCATTGTCAATACTTCTTTAACCATTAGCAAGCATCCTCTTCTTCAACTGGAACGATTAGGCAAATAGCTTCTTCGCCATCATCAAGGTATTTGCATTCAGTGATAATATAATCTTTGCCTTCAACGGTAACTGGTATCATTGACTTGTTATAGAAAAAGTTAGCGATTTCCTTACGAACTCTTAGTGCGCTATCGTTTCTAACATATCTACCAGTTTCGTCTTCTTCCTCAACTTGAACTCTGTCTAATATTCCCCTGAATTGCGTTATCGTTCCTTCTATCTCTGTAATGCAATTCTTTCCTGCCGTGTTGAACATCAAACCTAGACCCGCTGTCCAAATGCTGCTCATATGGTTGTTCCCTGTTGAAGATTGTTACTTTTCTAAATGTTCTATTAATCATGTTAATAAATAGTCTATATGAATAATAAACGGTCCTTACGGGCGGCAAAGAACCCTAATATTACTATTAGGCACCCGTAAGGACCAGTTTTATATACAAGAGAGGGGGGCAGAGCCCCCCTCCCAAGTACTGTTACATCTATGCAGCTATTACGTAACGTTTAGACCCAAGTGACGAACGATGTCATTGGGTTGTCTTGCGTGTGAGTCCATGAACATGGTCCCTTCAAGTGTTACACGACGGTTTGCCGATTGGCGATATGGATTAACCATGATTTCCATGACACCGAAGTGTGCAACTAATACCTTGTTAAAGTTACCATACAGAGCCTTCTGTGCGCCGCTTGTTGCGGTCAAGAAGTTTGACTGTAGGACTGGTACACCGTTAATCATACCTTCGTGGATGATTCCGGGTCCTGCTGTGCTGCTGAAGCGAGGTGTTACAGTTCCAGTCTCGTAGATACCGGGGGTAACCACGTAGAAGTGGTTAGTTGCTGTACCCTTGTTCTCACGCTGAGTACGAGCCAACTGTACGAAGCTCTGGTAGTCAACTGAGCCAGTGCTTGCAGCGATTGAAGGAATGTTACTGTCAAACTCTAGACCCTGAGGTTGGTTTGAACCTGAACCTGCGAAGATTGCAGTTTCGGTACCTTCAAGCAATGCACCCAAGATGTCCTGACGAACAATCTCTTCAACATCATAGGTACCATCAAGTGCCTTAAGCTGACGAGTATAAGGAACATCAACAGCCAAGGTCTTTGGTGACCAAGTAATTGTGCTGATTGAGCTTGATGCTTCGGATACTGCATCTTCCTCACCAACCCAAGTTGCTGATACACCAGCGAGGCGAGGCATTACGAGAACATTGCTGACCTCTTGTACCTGTACACCCAACTGACCGATGATTGACTGCTCACGTAGAGCCTCTTCAAGAGTTAGGTACTCGTTTGCAACTAGGTTTGAGCCCGGAGTAGCACCGAAGCCGTAAACACGCTGTGAGCGGAATACTGGAGCATTCAATGGGATGTAAAGAGCGTTTGCCTTAGTTGAGATACCGTGGCTCTCTGCAACACTGCGACCCATCTCGTTAACGAGAGAGTTATCGCCTGAAAGAAGACCTTCAATTGAACGAGCGAAGGATACTTCCTTTTGCTCTCTTGCTGAAGGACCGTTAACAACTGCCTTGTGGGCGTTTGAGCGGCTGTCAAGAATTTCTTCCATAACGTCAGAGACGCTACGACCATTCTCAATCCAGCTTGCTAGGTCTGCACCACGACCATACTCGTTAGCGATTCTGGCTAACTGAGCGGTTTCCTTGGCTCCATGTGAGCCGTTTGCTTTCTTCATACTCACTCCTGTTTTGCGGCTCTTTGAAGCCTTGTGTGATTTTGTACCGTCATCAACGTAATCAAGGTCTGAAGAGTCAACGGCCTTCTCTTCTTCCCCTTCCATCTTATCTTCATACATACCTTTCATTTCTTCCTCGTCACCATGCTCTACACGAGCTTCGTCCTCTACCTCATCCTCTTCTTCGTCTTCAACATCTGTTTCAACTGTCATTACTTCATCAGCTAAATCAGACACTGTTTCTAGAAGAGCTTCAGCGGCGACGATGGTTTCTTCTGTGACCTCCTCTACGGCGTCTTCGTCAAGTTGCTTTAAGAATGCCTGTAGTTTGGCCACAGTAGCATCGGTTAATTCCATACTATCTGCTCCATTTGAGTTAAGGTTCTTACCGACTCCAACAGTAATGTCTGCCGGAACTGCAACGATTGACGCTTCATAAGGACGCCATTTTGTTGCCCTAACAATTGGAATGCCATCTTCATGGGTTCCTGCATCTTCCATTTCTAAGATTTCATAACCAACTGATATTCTAGTTCTTATACCATCAAGAACATCTTGTTGCATTTCTTGTCCACGTTGTGACTTACTAAATCTAATGTCTGCTCTTAACACTCTGTCGCTATCAAGTGATACATTTTCCAATACACCTACTTGGTCTCGTACATCGTGTTCTACAGCGAGGGGTGCACCCTCAGTAAAGTAAGTCATATCTATTTCGTCTACCCTATGGCCTAGAACCTCGTAGGCTCTTTCGTGGTCTCCAAGGTAGAAGCGCATGTAAGGCTCTTCAGATGATATTGCAATGCGAATAGCGTCACCATTCGTTTGCTCATCCAGTTGCCTTATGCTAAAAGACCTGTGATAATTTTTTGTCATATGCATTACTCGTAAGTTTTGTTAATAAATATAAACTTATGGTGTTTAATCACTATTTTAGTCTACTGGAACGCAATTTGGGTCACCATTTGGTTTTAAGCCTATAGCTTCATAACCTTCCCAACAAGCCTCTGACAAGTCTTTCATCTTGTTTAACCAGTATGACTGACATACTGCGAAGCGTTGGTCATCGTCTGGATACTCACTATTCATCGTAGGATGACCCATGCAATACTCAAGGAACTCTTCTTCACTTTGTCCGGGTAAAGGCGTGACACGCTCTTCAATGCTCTTGTTTTCAAGTTTATCAATCTCTTCGTTGATTACTTCTCTAATGTGGTCCATTCCTCTTGAACCAACTACATGCCACTTAAGTTGAGCAACGACTCCAGCGATTCTAAAGTCTTTAACATGTCGTGCTGCCCATGCTTCTCTTTCTCTTACCTTTTCCCTTTGAGTATCAGTTAGTTCTTCAGCGTTTGCTTCAGTTTGTCTAATCTCAGTGAGTATACTATAACTACGGTTGCCCTCAATATTGCCACCCATTTCCCAAATCTCTGGGTAGTCATTCTTAATGCGTTCCACGTATTCCAGAGGTGGTAGTTCATATCTACTATTTCTTAGGGTGATGGTTTCATCATCACCGGTCTCTGGAAAGTTAGTAATATCTTCTTGTCTTTTTGATTTTTCACCAAGTAATGCTTCTTCTGCTGATGCCTCTGCTTCTTCTGCATTTGCTTCAGCCTCTATAGCGTTTGCTTCCTTTTCAGTTACCTCTGCTTCAATCTGCATCTGGTCTTGTGATTCTGGGAACTTAATACCCAAGTTATCTGCCAGTTGTCTTTCCTGAGCAAGTAGTTCAAGGTTTTCAGCAAAGTCGCCACCCATTTCTGCAACAACTTCAGTTCTAGTTGTTAGGCCGTTTTGAATGGCCATTACATAGCCCTGTACATCCTTGATTGCGTCAATGCTGCTGAACCCTCTTGGGTTAAACTCTACCTGAACGTCTGAGATACTCTTGCCATCAGGTAGTGCTACAGCACCAGTTAGAACTGCTTGTCTAATCCATTCCTTGAATACACGACGGTTAAAGCAGCGAATAAACCACATTTGGCGTTGTCTCCAAATGTCACGCTCTACGATACTATCGTGTCTTACGGTACTGAATGATGACTTTGAGCCATCTGCGGTTAGAGTAGCATATGATACATGTAATCCCGCTGCAATTCTTTGTAGGATTAGCTTTGCACTCTCTGATACGCCTGATTGTGGTAGCTGAATGTTTAGTGCTTCTAGTTTCTTACCAGCATCCACTTCTATGATTTGTGATTGAGTTGTATTAACAAAGTTAGATGCATCAGCCTCACCCACCATGTCGTAGTATCTACGGTTTAGGTTGGGGTCATCAACATCACTCATCGTAAAGTCTTCGTCTAACTCATCGTCTGCCATTTCATTGTGTAGAACCAAACGAGTTCTTGCTGCCATCTTCATTCCTGCTGAATAGTCATCTTGCCACTCAAGTAGGCGAACAAGTTGAGTAAGAGCAGGAGTGGTCCATGGCATACCACGAACCTGTACACCTGTTGGGTCATCGTAGATGTGTATCATCTCGTCGGCGGGAATGCGTTCTCTTACACGAGGCAGTCCAAGCATTCTATCGTCTAGATATCTATTCCAAACGTGATATGCAACAGGAACACCATATCTATCACGCTCAACGCCCATGATTACAGTATTGTCGCTTGGTAACTTAACAGTATAGTCTTGGTCTACTAGTACTGGGTCAATGGGTTGTAGAGAAAAGCCGAACTCATTCTGTCTACCACGAATAATACGGAAAAATACCTCACCGTCTCTTGCGATTGACTGAATAGCCATTTGCTCAAGTTCAGTAAAGCTGTATCGCTTATCTAGTGATGCCTCATGACCCCAGTTATGCCATTGCTTCTTGATTGCTTGGCTTGGTGCTGTTAGTGGACCGTTGGCACCGTCAATATATGGATTTGCCTTAATACCATCATCACCGGTAATGTATACCGAACAAAGTTCTAAGTATTTGGATGCGTAACTGTCGTTCTCGCACATCCAGCGGCTTAATTGACGGGTTTTGTGTAGTCTTTCATATAGGTCAGTGTTTGGAGAAGTCAATAAACCCCTAAGTGCAGCAGTTGACGGGTTACCGATTTGTCCAAACGCACGGATTGACGCAGTGTTCTTCTTCTTCTTTACAGCTCTCTGTCTTCCTAATACTCTATCATACCAAGCCATTATATTCTTTCTCCCAACACGCTGTTAATATCAACACCACGACTTTTAACGCCGATGCCGCCATTTCGTAGCTTATTAAGTGTTCTAATCCATCTTGCTCTTTCTTCAATTAACTCATCTCTGTCAAGCATTGTAAGCGACCTGCCACCAATAGATAGTGAACTAATAGCCACAGCTTCATCGGTTGTAAGCTGTCCTTCTAGAACTCTTTCAATGGCTGCTACCATCTTTTCAGCAAAGTATTGCTTTGGTGTAGTATCTGCTGGGTTGGGTCGTACACCAATGGTGCCGTACTCCTTCGTATAGGCTTCACCCGCTGATGTTGTTACACGGAATGCATAACGGTATGTTCCCGGTAATAGAATAGCGGTCTGTCTTGCCGATGCAGTAAAGTCCCAACCATCGTTGTCTGCATTGGCTACGCCAGTTACTTGTAGGGTGCTAGCTCCATTCAACAAGAATTGGCAGCTATCATCCGTAGGGTTATAGTCTGCGTGTTTGAAAGTGGTCTTGTATGTATCACCACTTATTATTGAACCGCTAACATGAGTTGTGTCTGCCATAGAATATTCCAGTTACAGTTATGTTAATAAATAGTATGTAAAAAGTGTTTACGAGAATATTGAGTTAAACATTCCACCGGGTTTATGTATTTTTATTCCCTTTTTCCTAACCACTTGTGGTCTTTTAGAGCTTACGTATGCCGCCATCTCATCTACTGGCTCTGCTTCTGGCTCTTCTGGCTTTTCTGCTGCATTGGTTAGTTGGTTTGCCCGTTCACCTAAGTTGTTTAAGAACTTAAGTCCCAGTACACGTAATGCGGCATATGAGTATACCCAACAGTCAAGTGCTTCGTTTCGTTTACCGGGAGGTAGTACCCATGTTCTACTTCTTCTACCATTCTTGATTTGTAGCTTTGGTTTTTCTGCGGTTAACTGGTCCAAGAACTCTGATGACAACCAACGCTGTTCACCCTTAGGTAGTTTCATGCCATAAGGTACAGGTAATACAACTGGTATATGAACGTAGTTAGGTCCAGCCTGTCCATTCTTAAGTAGTCCAATCAAGAAGTCTTTTGACATGTTTGTACCAATCAATCTAAACTGAGAGTTGAACTTCTTAGACTTTCTTGGTGCATCGTCTACTATCTTGTCGTAGCTATCACGACCCTTGATTGCAAATACCTTTGTTTTGTTCTGTTCTTTTTCCATATGCTCTACAAAGCGGTATACTCGCTCTGCCAAGAACCCACTGTCTACCGCTACTGACTTTAGACTCATCTTAATACCATTACTTCTTTTATATCTTTGAGTTATAATAAACTCTTTAAGCATATTCCAAACATCGTCTCTATTTGGGTCGCCCTCAAACTGTCTGTGGTCTATTAGCCATGTTTCGTTGTTCTCACCATAGCCCCATACCGATGCCTCAATACGACCGGGAGAACGCTGAATGTCTACACCGCATGTTAGTACACCAACACCATCAGGTACCTCTGCCTCATAGTCTTCTACTCGCTTCATTAGTTCATTGGCACCAACTCTATCACCAGAGCTATCCCACGTTTGGCCAAGTCTTGTATTTAAGAAGCGTTGTAGAAGAAATGGGTTATTCTTACATTGCTTCCATTCGTCTACCAGTGATGCCCATGACTGGAATGGTGAGTATAGTGCACTAATATGAAAGCCCGGAATGTCTGACTCTGGATTTAGTGCTTCCCAATACCCGTTCTGTAACATCCACTGTTTCTTGCTTTCTGGAATGTTATAACCACAGGCATCGTTAGAACAAATGTACTTGGGGTCATCAGTGTCAGTATAGTTTAGATTAGGCCATAGTAGTGGTTGGTGTTCTCCACATTCAGGACATGGTACCTTGTATATTCTACCATCACTACGTAAGAACTCACGTTCAATAATAGAT